AGACCGATCGAGGTTGACACCACGAGTTGTTGAGCGTCGACCGAATGATCAAGCTCCCTGGAGGATCTAATGGGAACCATTCTTGAAGATACTAAGAAGGCAATCGGCATTATGCCGGGATATGATGTCTTCGACGACCAGATCCTCATGCACATCAACACTGCACGAATGGATCTCGCACAATTGGGGCCAAAATGCGATACCCCGATTGAGAAAGATACGGCCTGGACTGTCTTCGACCAGATCGATGACGAGGCTGCAATCAAATCTTACATCGCCATGAAGGTTAAGCTGTTCTTCGACCCACCGGGGAACTCCTTCTTGGTATCGGCATACCAGAAGCTGATCGAGGAGGCAGCATGGCGACTGATCTATCAGACCGAGGGGAAGCAGAGGTAGAAGACCTCGTCCACCACGGCGTAAAGGGACAGCGATGGGGCGTCATTCGTAAGAAGGCTTCCGCCGGACGTGTCGCAACAGCTAGGGCCCTCAAGAAGACTGGGCGGTTTACCGTCGACGCTTCACGGAAGACGGCCTCCAGCGTTCGAAAGGCTAAGCAGGCTCATGACGCACGAGTTGCCGGAAAGGTCGAAGCCAAGAAGGCCGCTAAGGCCCGAAAGAAGTTCGCAAACCGCGGATACAAGAAGATCAGCGACACCGAACTCCAGTCCCGAATTAAGCGGCTGGAGCAAGAGAAACGCTATCGGGAGCTCAAGGCCGATCGCCACCTGGTTCGAGGTCGTGAAGTCACTAGATCGATCCTCGAGAACTCTCTGACCAAGGCCGGTACGTACGCAGCAACCAAGGCCATGAAGACGGCCTTCGATAAGTCGTTCGATACTGGTAAGGAAGGGAAGTCCGCAGCCGAGACTCTTAAGAAGGCGGCGGAGAAGGCTAAGGAAGCCGCTGAGGCAGCTTCTGTCGTAGCCGAGGAGACCAAGAAGGAAGCCAAGTCTATTGGTGGTCCTGCTCTCAAGAAGGCTCCCGAACGCAAGCAGATCGAGAAGCCTAAGTCGTACAAGCAGACTAAGCCGTCGCCTAAGAAGAAGCGGCGTCCTCGTAACCCGGGGAGCCCGCTGAAGTAATGCTATCGAACACCGCAGTACCAAAATACTACGGGCAGTTTCGTGACGCAGTAATCCGAGGCGAGATTCCGGTATGCGAAGAGATCTCATGTGAGATGAATCGCATCGATTCTCTCATCGCAAACCCAGAATACTACTACGACGACAAGGCTGTAGAGGGCTTTATCGCTTACTGCGAGAACGAGCTCACGCTGTCCGACGGAGCCGACCTTCATTTGCTCGACAGCTTCAAGCTCTGGGCCGAACAGCTCCTTGGCTGGTACTACTTCGAGGATCGCCAGGTCTTCGTCCCATACGAGGACGGAGTCGGCGGTCGATACGAGACCAAAACAGTAAAGAAGCGCCTTACAATCAAGCAGTATCTGATCGTTGCTCGTGGAGCAGCGAAGTCGATGTACATGTCTCTCATCCAGAATTACTTCATGGTGATCGACACTACAACGACACATCAGATCGCTACGGCTCCGACCATGAAGCAGGCAGAAGAGGTGATGGGTCCATTCCGGACCGCAATCACCCGAGCCCGAGGTCCGCTGTACAAGTTCCTGACTGAGGGATCCATTCAAAATACAACTGGTGCGAGGGCTAACCGCCAGAAACTAGTTGCTACGAAGAAAGGTGTGGAGAACTTCCTCACCGGATCCCTTCTTGAGGTACGCCCCATGTCCATCGACAAGCTTCAGGGTCTTCGACCCAAGGTTTGTACGGTGGATGAGTGGTTATCCGGCGACATCCGTGAGGACGTGGTCGGTGCGCTCGAACAGGGTGCCTCGAAAATCGATGACCCGGTCATTCTGGCCGTCTCATCCGAGGGAACAATCCGCAATGCGGTGGGCGACACCATGAAGATGGAGTTGCTCAAAATACTGAAGGGTGAATATATCGCCCCTCACATCTCAATTTTCTACTATCGCCTTGATGACATCAAGGAGGTAGCAGATCCTGCTATGTGGGTGAAAGCCCAGCCGAACATCGGCATTACTGTCTCTTATGATCGGTACCAGCAGGACGTCGAGCGAATGGAACAAGCTCCTGCCGCTCGAAACGACATCCTCGCCAAGAGGTTCGGGATTCCCATGGAGGGATACACGTACTTCTTTACCTATGAGGAGACTATCCCGCACAGGAAGAACACATTCTGGAACATGCAGTGCGCTATGGGCGCTGACTTGTCCCAGGGTGATGACTTCTGTGCGTTCACCTTCCTGTTCCCACTCAGGAATCAGGCTTTCGGCGTAAAGACTCTGGCATACATCTCTGAGCTGACGCTCATGAAGCTGCCGGGCGCTCTACGCCAGAAGTATGACGAGTTCATCCAAGAAGGAAGCCTCCGAGTCATGGAGGGTACCGTCCTGGATATGATGGAGGTCTATGAAGATCTAGACCAGTACATCGACGAACAGAAGTACGACGTTTCGGCGTTTGGGTTTGACCCATACAATGCCAAGGAGTTCGTAACTAGGTGGGAGCAGGAGAACGGACCGTACGGTATCGAGAAGGTAATCCAGGGTGCTAGGACTGAATCGGTCCCCCTCGGGGAGCTGAAGAAGCTGGCCTCGGAGCGCCTCCTCATCTTTGACCAGGAACTCATGTCTTTCACCATGGGTAACTGCGTCACCCTTGAGGATACCAACGGAAACCGGAAGCTACTGAAGAAACGCTCAGAAGAGAAGATCGACTCAGTGGCTGCTCTGATGGATGCCTTCGTGGCATACAAGATCAACAAGGAGGCATTCGAATGAGCGAGGAGGTGAAATGGGTCTTAGTGATCGACTAGCTCACGCATGGAATGCGTTTTCAAAATCCCCGGACAAGAAGAACTTCACACCGGAGTACGGTTCATGGACATTCGGTAATCCAAACCTGAATTACCGACCTGTAGTTGGCGACCAGACAATCGTCACGAGCATCTACAACCAGATTGCTATTGACGTATCGAATGTTCCAATTCGACATGTCAAGACTGACGATAATGGCAATCTCAAGAGCTACTATCGTAGCTACCTTGATGACTGCCTGTCTTTGAGCGCCAACATCGACCAGACCGGCCAGGGATTCTTCCAGGATTTGGTACTCACGCTCTTTGAAGAGGGCGCTGTAGCAATCGTTCCAGTAGATACAGATGTCAGCCCAGATTTGACTCAGGGCTACGATATCAAATCTATGCGAGTCGGCACAATCCTTAACTGGTATCCTCGCCACGTTCGAGTTGAAGTCTACAATGACCAGACTGGCCAGCGAGAACAGCTGACGCTAGAGAAGGAGTTTGTCGCTGTTGTACAGAACCCTCTGTATAGTGTGATGAATGCTCCGAGCTCGACACTTCAGCGACTGACTCAGAAGCTCCATCTGTTGGATGCTATTGACAAGCAGTCTGGATCCGGTAAGCTGGACATCATCATTCAGCTTCCGTACGTCGTAAAGACTGAGCTGAAGAAGCAGCAGGCCGAGGCACGACGAAAGGCAATTGAGGAACAGCTCGCAGGGTCTCAGTACGGTATCGCCTACACCGATGGTGCAGAGCGAATCACTCAGCTGAACCGACCTTCCGAGAACAACCTCATGAGCCAGATTCAGTGGCTCACTACCCAGCTGTACAACCAGCTTGGAATGACCGAGGATGTCTTCACCGGCAAGGCTGATGCTCGACAGATGCTGAACTACCAGAACCGAACGGTTCGTCCAGTTCTGAAAGCGATCACGGACGCCATCACCAGGACTTTCCTCACGAAGACTGCCCGAACGCAGCGACAGCGGATTATGGCGATCGAGGATCCGTTCCTCAACGTCCCGCTGGAGGAGATGTCCAAGCTGGTCGACTCCGTCAAGCGCAACGAGATTGGTACCGCCAATGAGCTTCGACCGAAGTTCGGCTGGGCCCAGTCTGAAGACGAGACGGCAAACCAGTTGGTGAACTCCAACATCAATCCGATGGGCGAGGAACAGCCGCCTGGCGAAGAGCCGGTCGACGAAGTCCCTGCATCGGAGGTACCAATTTCCGAACTGATGGAGAGTAGTCAAAATGGCACGCACATGTGACTTTTCGGGCTACGCCACGAAGAACGATGTTCGGTGCTCGGATAACAAGGTAATCCGGCACGGGGCTTTCGCGGCGTACGATGGGAAGACTGTTCCTCTCGTTTGGCAGCACAAGCACGGCGACGTAGAAAACGTCCTGGGGCATGCCGATCTTGAGGTTCGAGACGATGGGGTTTATGCCTACGCCCATCTCAACAACACCGATCGTGGCCGGACCGCTAGAGAGATGGTCAAGAACGGCGACATCAAGGCAATGAGCATCTACGCCACCCACGTTCGGGCTCGGGGCAACGACGTTGTCCACGGCGAGCTCGTCGAGGTGAGCCTGGTGCTCCGCGGTGCCAATCCTGGTGCCCTCATTGACCAGGTCTCCATCGAGCATGGTGACGACGGTGATGAGATCGAGGCTGTCATCTACACGGATGCACAGCTGGACTTCGTCTCGCACGGTGATGACGTCGAGGACGAGGATGAGGACTTCGA